TCGGGCATGACGTCCAAGAGCTTGTTTTTGAGGCCCTCGATCGTGGCGTTCCACTTCTCCCCGGACGTCTGGAGCACCTTGCGCTCGTTCTCCTTCTCCCGGTCGATGCTGGTCCGCGCCTCCATGAAGCCGCGGATGAGCTGCTCGACCGCTTCCTTGCCCTTGTCGCCCTTGCCCGCGTCCGAGAACGTCGGGAGGTACGCCTTCACGAGCTTGGAAGCCGGGTCCGAGAGCCCGAGAGCGCCGATCTTCTTCGCGTCGCCGCCGGTCTCTTTGAGGATCCCGCCGATCAGGGACGCGACGTCGCCGATCTGGCCCTCGGAGTTCAGGTACTTTTTGGCCCCGACCATCTTCTGGCTCGTGACCTCGTTGATCAGGTTCCCGATACCCGTGACGAGCTCGTCCGTCGAGCCGAAGCCCTTGCGCCCGGACTGCACGAGCGCGCCCATGCTCGCCATGCGGACGTCCGTGTTGCCAGCGAGGAACGCAGCGGGTGCCGTGAGCCGTCCGCCGAGCTTGGCCGCCTCCTTCAGGGGGACCGAGCCCATGTCGCCCTGGGCGAGCTGGGTGAGGAGCAGGTTCGAGATCTGCTCCGCCGACGCGTTCGGGTCGAAGTTTTTCAGGCTCGCCGCGAACTCCGCGAGCTGCCCGGCGTCCGCCCCGCGTCCCTTGGAGAGCATTCCGACCGTGTCGAGCACGCCGAACGCGGTCTTGGCGTCCCCGGTGAGGTCGATCATCGCCCCGGCCGCCTCGAACAGCGCCATCGGGTCCATGTTGTGCTTCAACGCGGCGGCGCGCGTCTGCTCTTGGATCTGCGCGGCCTTGATCTGCCCGCCGGATGCGTTTTCGAGCTGCACGGCGGCCGTCTCCAGCGCGAACGCCGGTTTGACGACGTCCGAGATGAGGAAGCCGCCGAAGGTTTCAAGCGCCGACGTCGCGAGGTCGAGCCCGGTCTTGAAGAGCGCGATGGCGCCCCCGATGGCGCCGAACTTACCGACCGTGCCCATGAGTGAGCCCATCGAAGACGACGCGAGCCCGGCGAACTCGCTCATGCTCGGACCGGACGAGGCGCGCGAGACGGCTGCCCGGCCACCGTTCCCACCGAGGGCGCGGTCTAAACCGGACGCGGCACGCGCGCGGGACTCGCGGACCCGCGCAGCCGGGGCGTCCGCCTTGGCGGCCTTGCGGCGTTCGGACGCCTCCTCCCGGATGGCTCGCACCCGGTCGCGGGACGCGGAGCGACCGCTCTTGGCGCTGAACGCGTCGAGCGCGGCGATCGAGTCCTGTACGTCGCGCAGCGCCGCCGAGACGTCCTCCGCGCCCTTCTGCTCCAGAGCTACCGTGATCGGGTCCATGTCACTCCTTGTCGCGCTTCTCGAAGTGGGCCTTGCGTGCGGCGAACCAGGCTAGTCGCTGTCCGTCGGTGAGGGATACAAGCGGGAGGCCATATACATCATGAGGGCGCTCGCTTGATCCGACGAGAGCAAAGCTAAAGGGGCCGCGCTCCCTCCCTTGGCGAGCTGCTCGACCCAGGCGTCCATCTCCGCTTGCGACATGTTCGAGACGATCGGTCCGACTTCGGCCTGCGTCCTCATGTAGTGCCGCATGAGGACGGCCTGCTCGTCGGTCGTGAGTTTTCCAACAGCCTCCAGCGTCGGGAAGAACGGGGCGAGTTTCGCGTGGTCCGTCGTACACACACCGCGCTCGTCAGGGGAACACTCGTGCGACTTTTTGCATGCACGAAAAAGAAGCTCGCGCGTCGCCCGGGCGTTGAACGCCTTCGAGAACGCGTCGCCCGCCTCGTCCCGCTTCGGCATCTCACCGACGATCCTCTTGTACTCGGCGCGCGCGTGCTTCTCGGCGTTGATGTTTGAGAGCTGGACCTCATCGCCCTCCAGCACGACGATGGCGACGGTGCCCACGGGGAGCCCGTCCGGCCCGTTACGGGGGAACGGCGCGACGCGGTGCGCTCGGGGTAGGGTGGTAATCTGTGCCCACAAGTCCGTGGGGTCGATGTCTTTGGGGGGCGAGTGACTCATGCGCCCGAGCGTAGCACGCCGGGCGCAAGTCGTGTCACCGGGCTTTTTTGGTGCGGTACTTGCGCCGCGTTAGACTTACCTGTTATTGCCAGTCGGAAGGTCCGCCCTCGAACTCGAACTCCAGAGACGCGGCTGTTTCGACGCCGTGCTGGAAGTTGTCCGAGGTGATGAACCCGGTCACGGTGAGCGTCTTGCCCGCCGCGAAGATCGAGATCTCGACCGGCTCCGTGTTGTTGAGGAACGGCCCGGGGTTGAACTCGAAGTCCGCCGACGGGACGGCGTTCTTCACCGTGATCATGGTCATGGGGGCGCCGGGCGAGCGCCCGCCGTAACCCTTGGCCACAGTCTTTACGGGGTTGCCGCCGTCATCGCGCTTGACCGAGCACTCGCTCTCCTCGGTGAGGAGGTTCGAGTTCACGTAAACGACGGCTTTGGTGTATCGCTGTACGTTTGCCATGGTGCCTTTACCTCACGCCACCTGGTCGACCTTGGCGGCCAACTGGTCGAGAATGTCGATCGGTTGAAGAGGAACGCGGGCGCCCATGCGTTGCCGGTTCTGCGAATCGCGCAAAACTTGCGTCTGCGCCTTGATCGTCGGGACGTTCTGCAAGAGGTCGTTCCCTGCGTACACGTCCGTCACACCGTCGAGGAACGCCTTCACCACGCGCGGAGTGACCACGCGAGGCCCGGCGAGCGGTTCGTTGTTCTTCGGGTCGTCACCGATCTCCTTGCCGCGGAAGCGGAGCGCCGCACCAGCGACGAGCGAGTCGGCGTAGCGGTCGCACACCACGCGCTTGTGCGCGTCCCGGATGCGGTAGTCGAGCACGGCGCCCGTCTTGTACCGGGTCGTGATGCGCTTGACGAGGTACGCGCTCGACGCGGACCGCGAGGCGATCGGGGTGAGCCCAGCGTTCAGCGCGGCGGCGATCTGCCCACGCGTCGGAGCCGATCCAGAGAGCGCGGGCTTGACGAACCAGGGTTCGCCGTCCGCGTCTCCGTAGAAGTTGAAGTTCAGCCGGGGCACGCTCGGCGCTTCGTACAGCATGTACGCCGCGCAGACGTGCGCCGCGAGTTCTCCGGCCGGGATGTCGCCCTCCAACTGCCAAATGAGTTCAGACCGCGCGGAGTTGAGGCTGTCCACGATCGTGATCGAGTTCGCGAGCGAGTCCGTCGAACCGGCCACCATCGCCTGACGGATTCCCGTAACGGGCGCGGCCTGCGTGTTGATCTGCGTGAGCACCTTGCCGAGGTTCGTCGCGTCTACGTGCGCGGGCACGATGTACGCGAACTTGCGAGCAACCACGACGGCGAGCGCGGCAGCCACGTCGTCCGAGACAGTCCCACCCGTGGCGAGCGTGCTCGTCGTGGGCGTGACGCCGACGCCAGTTCCGGTGAAGGGGATGACGCGCGCGAAGTACCGGAGCGAGTTCGCCCGGAGGCCCTTCTGCTTCGTGGTCAACGTGATGACGCCCGCGACGTTGGTCGCTCCGGCACGCCAAGAGGACTTGGCCGTGATTTGCGTGACCGCGTTCGTCGCGATCGTGGTGGCGGAGTCGCCCGTCACGAAGCCGACGTCGCAGAACTCGTCGTCGACGTAGATCCGGAGTGTGCCGTTGCCCGTCGCCGGACCCGTGACCGTGATGGTTCCGGTCGCCGCAGTCGCACTGCCTCCTTCCGCTACACCGATGGCGTACACGGGTGTGGTTTGGTTCGTTTTGACGAACCGCGACACGAGTCGAGCGAGTTCGCTCGACTCCCCAAACAGGAGGTTCGCGTCGTCGATACCCGTCATCGGGATCGGGGTGTCCGGTCCGTAGAGCGTGTTCACGGCGCCCGCTCCGGACGAGAGGATGTTGCCCATGAGGAGCACGTAGTCGACGCCGTTGGCGAGACTCGGGACACCCTGGGCGAACGCTACCTCGACGTACTCCCCGGGGACGGGGTCGTTCGTGGCGAGGCCGGTCAAGACGATGTCAGCCATTTTTCTTCACTCCCTCCGGCAGCTTGACGCCAGCGAGTTTTGCGGTTTCAGCGTCCGCGGGCAGGAGCGCCCCGGCGCGCAGCTCTTGCAGGTACTCGGCCCGGTAGGGGACCTCGACCGGCGTGTCCACAGGAACCCAGCCGCCGTTCTTTCCGAGCGTGGGATCGTGCTTGCGCCCGATGAACCGGAGGACGCCGCCTTCGAGCGCCTCGAAATCCGGGACGAGCGCAGCCCCGGCGGGTTTGACCAAAAGCTTGTTCATGGTGTCACATTCTCCCAGGCGATCTCGGCGACGTCCAGGTCTTCGGCTGGCGTCCCGTTCGAGACGGCGATCGTAGCATCGATTCCCTCGAACGTGTCGAGCCCGGGCGTCTTGTCCTCTTGCTCCGCGACCGAAAGCTGGAGCTCCAGCGCGGGGAAGAAGATCTGCGCGGAGAGGTCGGGGATGGCGCCGTACCGGGCAGTCTTCACGGCGATCTCAGCGACGCCGCTGTCCTTCCAAACCTCCTTGCCGGAGAGGTACGACGGGTCGTACCCCTGCTCGGTCCGGTCGAGGATGATCGCGCGCACGGCTTTTAGGACATGCACGACCTGGTTCGCCTGCGCCGCCGTGAGTGGCGGGAGCGCGTAAACGAGCGTCCAGGACTGGTTCGACCTGTACCAAGCGACGGTCTTGTCGACGATCTGCTCCTCGGTCCGGTAGAGCGCGAGCAGCGGGAACTTGTACTGCGCCGCCGTGAGGTACGGGAGCGGGTCGTATCCGACGGCCTCAGCGACGACTTTACCGACGAGGTCCGGGAGTCCTGCGGCCGTGGCGAGCGCGTCGAAGTACGCCCCCAAGTGCTGGACGAGCACCGCCTTGTAGAAGGCGAGCGCCGCGTACAGCGCCGGGTCGAGCTTCTCCAGGGCACCCACGAACGGGGAATCAGCGACCGGGAATTCGACGTTGCCGAGCTTGAAACGGTCGTAATCGCTCACGAGACACCTCTTGCGAGCCGAGCGAGGCTCATCTCGACGAACCGGGGCGTATTCATCGCCC